AGCATCAAATACTCTCTTGCTTCATCGTGAGAGAGGAAGGTTGCAGCGAGTTCTTGTTTCCAATACACTCGCCACAACACTTGTCCATTGACAATTGCCTCGTAAATCATAATCCAGCCTCTACGGCTAAATCCATTAGGTCTTTGTTGGAGATGTCATACTTCTCGGCAATCTTAGCGGTGTCTCCTCCACCTGCTACATACTTGACCGCATCAGCCCACTTGGGAGAGTTCTTGGTCAGTTTGTACTTGACCATCTTTTGGCGGTTCATTGCCTTCTCTCCATCATCATCTTCATCTATATTGAGTCCAAGGATAGCTCCAAGAGCATATCTCCGAGCGTAGGTGATAGCAGAACCCATTGCTTGAGGGTCATTCTCCTTAGCGATGGGCATCCCATAAGAAGCCTCCATAAACTGCCCCGACTCGGTGTGAATGATGATAGTAGTCAACTCAAACTCATCAGGGAACTGAGAGAACACCAACCCAGCCTTTTGCAGAGGTTCTCCGATAACATCTAAGATGTTTGAGAGGGAAGCATACTTGCTCTTGAAAAAAGGGTTCTGAGCCTCTTTTTTGACTTTGCCAACTTGGGCGTGAAAGACCGCCAATGCCTTAGCGAGTTCTTTGATTTCTTGTGATTTATTCATATGTGATTTTATAGTGTTTTATTTTTCCGGTGACTACGGCTTCAACTAACCAAGCCAATTCCATATCTAAGTCCAATGCCTCCCATTCAACATACTTTTGAAGGAAGCCATCTTCATCTATTTCGGTTCTTCCGATTTGAGAAAGGAACTCCCAATGCTCTGACTCGCACCATCTGCGGAAATCTTCTCTATCAAAGTGGTAGATTCTTTGGTAAGACATCAAGAGCCAATCTCCGTTTTGGATATCATCCTCAATGATATGCTCATCCATATACTTAAAGTGATGCATCAATGACCTCCTTTGCAGCCTTGATAACCTCAAGAGCAGTTTGGTTGTAGATGTCGCCTCTCAGATACTTGGAGACAGTAGGCATAGAGATTCCGGTGCGTTCAGATACGGCTTTGATAATGCCGTGACGCTTGTTCATTTTCACAAAATGTATCATTTCTTCTGGTTTCATACAGAAGCAAAGATAAAACAATTTTATGAAAAAGAAAAAAATCTTTTCTATTCGGGCAAAACTGCGATAGAAAGATAAGTCCCGATAGAGTCGGAGAGTTGTTGCAACATCTTGTCATTGATGACCGGGGTCACAAATGGTCTTGCCTTGTAGCCTTTGGCGTGAATCTTTCTTGCTATGACAAATGCAAGTGATTTGATTCTGCTCTCAAGGTTTTGATTAGGAGAAGTGCGAACTTGAATACCCTTCATCTTGATCCATTCCTCAATAGATTTTTGAAGAGTTGGATTGCCGGGAGTTTTTGTTCTTGTCGGTGGTCTGCCTTGATCAAGCCATTCCCAGTATTCAAGCATTAGAATCTTGACATTGCCTCCTTGACCGATTGTTGTGATGTCGGGCTGAATGCTTTGAGCCAACCTCCCTGATGCCATTGCTTTGCGTTTGCCGAGATTGTCTCGCATCTGCTGCATCGCAGCATTTGTCCAAGCAAACAAAATCTTCTCAAACTCTGAATCTCCTTGTGTGGTATAACCTGAGCCAATGGATTTGTCACCTGCTATGATATCAGTCAAGGCTCGTTGTCTACGAGCAATTTCAGAGGCAGAGAGATTGTAAAAGTTAGCCAAGTGATTTGAGCATTTCAATCAACTTGGGATGCGGATAAACATCAACCTTGTCGGAGCGAACTGAGTTGTGAGTGAACACTCCCTCTTCGCCTTTCAATGCTCTGTCTGAAACATCCCAAATGTCTTCACTATAAGATAGCGGAATGCCGTATTTGTCCTTCCACAAGAGAAGGAGTTCACGAGTGCTTTCAATCTGAGCGTCTGTGTAGTTCTCCCAGAAACGATACTTCTTGAAAGGCACTTCAATCACATCGGTGACCTCTCTCCCGGTATAGGAGAAGAACTTCCCGTCTTTCTCAGTTAGTTGTCCCCAATTGATGATCTCAATTCCAATAGATATTTTGTCCAATGACTGATACTTGACTCCGTGCTTGGAGAAGACATCTTGTTTGATGCCAAGATGATAAGCCCAACGAGAGGAAGAAAAGCCTTGACCAATCTCACCATCTCTACCAATGACAACACAAGTCGCAATCCGTGCGGAGTTCTTTTGCCACATATTAAACACGGCTTGAGGAGTTCCCGTTCCTGCGGTGTGGTGCAGATAGATTTGCTTCTTGTCAACTGCCTCGTTGACATAGTCGTTGAATGGGTGTTGTTTAAGATTCATTTTCTTTGATTAATCGGTTGAGATACCAGTTGGCTTTGCGTAGGTCTTCTACCTTGCCTTTCTTCTCCCATCTCCACAGATACTTAATAGCGTTGCCTTTGCAGTATCCATTGAATTGGTCTTTGGTCATTGAGGCTTTAATAGCGTCTATTGCCTCAATCTCGCCTTTGTAGTGTTCTGGGTTTACTGCATCCATCGGGTCATAAAATCTGTGATGGGCAAATTTAGCAGAAAGGTTTGGTTCGTGGTATAGACCTCGGTCATTTCATCGTATTCAACGGCTGCGATGACGGAATCCAAATCCAAGTAACCATCACGCTCAAACTCCACCAAGTCGGGTGCATCGTTGAGCAACTTGTCCATTGCGTCTGGGGTAAACTCATAAATGAAAGGAACTTTGATTAGGTTCATAAAATCTTGCCGTCTAAGATACGGAAATTCTTTACTTGAAAGGTCTTGTCTTCATTCACCGTGACATAGGCAAAACCATTTGACCACTTCGTATAAGCGTAGGGTCTATACTCAGGAGATAGGTTACAAAGACATCCAGTTGACCAAACGCCAACTTGTTCTCCGTGCAGATTAGATTCAGAGTGATGAGATACCTGATGATAGTGACCCATCAGAGTAGAGGCTTTCGCTTTCAAGAAGAATCCTCGTGCTGGGTTAACGGGTGAAAACACACTCTCTCCCAACTCGTGTCCGTGCAAAACAATCAGATTGCCGAGTTTAATCATTTCACGATTTACGGCTTCAATTCCGTACTCGTGGAATCTCAGTAGGTATTCAAGAGAAACCTCGTTCAAATCGCCTAATTCACGGGCATTTCGTAGCACATAGGCTCTCATCCTCTCCTCGTGGTTTCCTATCTTATAGAGGACTCGTGGAAACTGCTCAGAGACATATTTTAAGAACTGCCTACCCATCTCCAATTCCTCAGAGATTTTAGGTCTGCGGAGTTCCTTTCCAAATCTTGAAACATCATAGCAATCCAGGATATCTCCGTTCAGGATCAAAGCGTCTACCTTGTGGTTCAGTCCATACTCAATAGCCAAAGCAAGAGCGTCTTCATCGTGGAAGGGTAAATGGATGTCAGATAGAATAAGATAACTCCCTGCACCCAACTCAACGGCTTCCATATTCTCGGCTTTTGAAATCAGCCCAAGTTTACGGAGTCCTTCTTTGACAGATGAATGTTCCACTTTGCGGTTTTTGTTTTCGGCAAATTTTTTGCTTCTCGTACCATCCGCACCTTTGTAGTAGCGAATCATTTTTCGTGCTGCTTCTAAATCCGTGAACAGACCTTCCTCTTTGGTAAAAATCATTGCTGCCAATGTCTTATTTGGCAACTCGGGGAAGCGTTGGATGTAATCTTGAACGATGTCTCTTTTCATATGATCAAAAGCAAAACGAGAAGAGAAAGCCCTCCTGAGATTCGCTTGTATTGTTTTATGGAATGGGCGAGAACTTCATTATCTGTTCTCAACTGAATGTTCTCCTTGTCCAATTTTTCAATCACCACCTCTTGCTCGTGGATAATTGCTGAGTCAATATCAATCTCTTTTTGCAGAAGAATCACTTGTTCCCTTGCTTTTGCTCCTTGCCAAAGGCGGTAGTTGACCTCCCGAATCAAGGAATCTGTGAACTGACAATAGGTATTCTGTGGCACGAACATCAGCGAGAGAGTCAGAAAGATACAAAAGGAGCGTGTCATATTTCTGTTCAACATATGTCCGTTCAGTTCGGATGGTTTGCTTTTCCACTTTTAGGTCGTGGATATGCAAGGTATCAAGTTGGGATGTCGCAGTAACTCTCCAAGTAGGGAGTGTTGACCACAAAATCAATAGCGTGACCAGCAACCACATCAGTAGAAGCATCATAGAAGGGTTCTGCCGTGCCGTTGACAACCATTTCAAAATCTTCATCTAATCTGTTATTTCGTATGAGTAAGGTGACAATATCAATCAGCACTCCTGCGGTGTCTGAGAGGACTTCTATGGTGTTGGAACTGCTCTCAAACTGCCTATCCATTACCATCAAAGCGAATTGATAGGAGACCAATTTACCTGCGGTGTTGAATTGAAATCCGTTCGGAACAAGCCACACCAATGGGTAATACTTGACCTCATCAACTGCAAAGTCAAATTCAGCCCCGACTGCGAACTTGCCGACCATCTTGTGGCTTTCGGCTGCCGTCTTGATCTTGGCGATGATTTGGTTTAGGGTCATAAGCTTGGAGTTTGATTTCGTTCTTTAATCGCCACTTATTCTTTGGGGAAGTCATAGTTGAAATAGCAGTCATCATCTCCAGGAAGGTACATACCACCGAAGAAAGCAGTTGACTTGGGACGGATGGTATCAAAGTCAGAACCGGGGTTGAGATACAAAGGATATTTGTTGGGATAGGTGCGAAGATAATCTCTCAAGCGTTCTCCGTAGTATTCTGCCTTGTCACGATATCTCTGCTCAATGTGGGTAAGGTCAGCAGGAGTTGCAGGAGTTGCGTTCTCAGAGTTGCGAGAAGCCACGCTCTTATTCATAAACTTGTAAGTCAGAGGAAGCATTGACTCAACCAATGTATAATACTTCAAGCAAGGAGCGATATAGGAGTCAAGAAGAGTGGTATTGTCAGCCGTCAGCGTTCCTGCATAGGCTTGGGTCTGCAACTCATCGTAGATGCCTGAGCCAATGATGTCCCGAACATAAATCTCTTGAGCCTCTTTGATAGATGATTTGAGAATCTTGTCATCCAAGTTCTCGTTCAAGGGAGTGTTGTCCTTGAGATATGAAGTGCTTATGAAGTAGACAAAATTGCTCATTTCTTTCTCACCAATTTAGAAGCCCAAATATGACGGCAGTAGGGAAGGTGAACGGCAGGAGATGAGTTCTTCACAGTCATCCATCCTCCTCTTCGCATCCAAACATCATAACCAAGCAAAGCACTCATTTGAGTAATCTCGGCTCTTGTATATAGTCGGCTGAAACCAACCATCCGTCTGCAAAAATCTCTTGTTGTTGGAATAACCTCTGCTCCCGTCACGCCAGGTGCTTTGGTGTATTCATAGCGAACCTCCAAATTCTCAGAGATGTTGTTCTTTTCCAATTCTCCAAGACCATCAGAAGAAACCTCATAGCCTCCCTCTAATGCACCCAAAAGCCCTTGTCCTTGTAGAGATGCCACCGCATCAGAGATGATGGCAGGGTCGGCTTTAATTTGAGCGACAAGGTCACCAAGAACCATTCCGGGGTTGGAACGAATCAAAGCAAGAATCATCAGTTCAAGAGCATTGGCAAAATTCATCTCCACGGCTTCAAACTTATCCGAGGTTTCACCGAACATCTCAAACACCTTAAGGTCTTTGTCATCATCCCATCCAAAAGGATTCTGAGATGAGAAAGTCAAAGGATCCACAGACATTCCCAATTCTTGACGGGCTTCTTCTTTGCTGATGATACCCTTCTCAAACAGATACACATAATCCAAGCCAATCGGAGGATTGTTCTTGGTTTCCAGTTTTACGGGAACAATGTATTTGAAGATGTGAGAAAGACAAGAGTCAATCTGCTTTTGGCGAGGCTCTACATAGGAGGTCTGAAAAGTTTCGTAGGCTTCTACGAGTTCTGTTCTGCCTCCCAACTGACCTTCTGTCTTAACTCCGAAAAGCATCGGAGATGTGACCTTGTGACCGACAAAAATCTCTTCTTGAACTTGGCGGTTCAATTCCACAAACAACTTGTCAAAATCGCTCGGTGCAAGATTATTGATGACCGAAGGATTCTCGTTTGGCTCGTTGTATTGAATGATCACAGACCCAGCGTTGTCCGTTCCTTGGAAGTTATCCTTGAAACGCTTGGCGGTCTTTCTCGCTTCTTCGGGAGTTGGGATGCCTTTGAACAACTGAATCAAGGTCTGAGCAGAGAAACCACTCTTGATTGAGTTTAGATGGAAGTTGGCAATCTCCGTGTCAATCTCAATGTATTTCAACGCACCTACATAGTCAGGCAAAGGATACATATCTTGCCCTGCTCGGTAAAACTTGAAGTAGTAGAGTTGTTTATTTTCACGAGTGGTAGGATTCCACTTGGGATAGTAGGTGAGTTCAGGTCTGTGAGAATCCCAATTGTCAGAATAGACAAAGTCCATCTCCAACCCTTTGCGAACATTCTGAAAAGGCAAGTGATAAATCTCAGCGATTGCGGTCTTGGCTTTGTTCCAGATTATCTCCAGAGCGAAACCATTGAACAACTCGCAATCTTGGGCAATCTTCGTTTTGAGAGATTCAAAGTCCTCGTAAGCGTTAATTGAGTTCAGATATTCCTGAGCCTTGGCTATGTCCTCAGTATTCGCACCAATTATCTCGGTCTTGTCACCGGAGATGTAGGATGCCTTTTGGGTAACGATTGCAGAGTGCTTAGGAGATTTGTTAAAAAGGTCAATCAGTTCAAAGGGATACTTGTTGTTCTCCCCAAAAGTGATGAAGCCTTTGGTCTTGTTCTCCTTGAACTTTGGGAGTGCTGACTCCACAAACGACACTCTTTGAAAATGACCTTCCATCACTTATAAATAGCGGTTAGTCCTTTTTGGAAAATTTCTCTACCGATGTGAATCCTAAGCAAAGGATGGTCACCCATTCCACAGCAGCGACTAACTCAGCAGAAGGAGCGATTTCAAGAGGAGAAAAAGAGTTGGCAATCATAGTTCCAAACAGAACAACTGCGCCCAATACTCCCACAACTCTCTTGGAGGATATCTCATTGCCATCGCTGACAACCTTCTTCAGAAATTCAATTACTTTTTTCATTCAGTTTTTGCATATTATCAACCCGGATTGAGTCGGCTATTCGCTCTGCTTCCAATGCTTCTATTGATTCGGGAACGGGAACAGAGTAAACCTCACACACTCTTTCAAGCAATTCCACCTTTTTAGCCATTTCCTTGGCTTCTAAGACACTTTCTTGGATTTCTTGTACCTTGGCATCAGTCATCTCTTTTGCTTCGTCTATGGAGGCTTTTGTGATTGCGATGTTTTGTTGAGCCTTGTCAAGCACCAAATCGTATTTCTTGTATGGGTCTGCGGTCTCTAAACGAGGAGTTGCAGTTACTGCCAAGAGTGCGGTCAAGATGAGATATTTCATTTGATGATTCCTAAGTTTTTGTAGGTGTTCAATTCAGAGCGTAGAGAGGCAGAGAGAGAGTCCTGGGTTTTCAGCATCACGGCCATTTGATCAAGCTTCTTTTCGCACTTTGTCAATCTATCCTCGCAACCGGTGTTAATGGAATTGTCTTGACCTTCCATTCTCAGATAGAGAAAGATGACTGCAAAAATCATCAGATAAGTCAAAGCCTTTGAAGGGTCTTTGCTGAACTCGGAAAAACTAACGGGAAGTTTCATCTGCCTTGTCCTCGGTATTTCTTTTGGGGTGGGTTGTTCTTGCTATGGACTCCTTTTCTGCTGACCTTCTTTCTTGGTCGGTATTTGGAGATGGAGATTGACTTAGCCTTCGCCATCGGGAATTACACAAAACGGGCTATCGGGAAACTTCGCGCAGTATCCTTTCAAATACTCGCCCTCACACCCTGCGAAAGTATGCACCCCGCAAGGCTCAGGCCATACCTCGTAAGCGGCAAAGTCAGCGGGAGGCTCGGAATAAAAAAGTATGTCAACCGCCCATTTGTCCGAAAGCAAGTCGCAAACGGGCATACCCTCGGCATCTTCGCCCCATTGCAAACAGATATACCCTATTTCGTGAACGGCGCAATCTTTCCAAGTTGTCACGCTCTCGCCTTCGGGCGTGGTGGTTGTCTGCTCTATCTTCTTGCGCAAGGTTGCCCAAGCGGCTGGAGGAATCTCGTATTTTCTGAAGGTGTTCATCTTATAAGGTTGTTAGGGCTGCAAGTTCTGCGTTGGTTAGGCGGGTTTTGAATAGTACGGCTTGGTTAACCTGTTTTTTTTGTATTTCGGTGAAATCAGAATAACTATTCACATACAAAGCCGAAGTTGCTGGGACAGTTGCACTTGTGTCGGTTCCAACTTGTATGCCATTAACATAGGCCACATAATCATTTTCCTTGTAACCAAATGCTATTTTATATCGTTGCCCAGTTACAAATGAACCTCCACCAATAGAAACTCCGCCACTTGAATAAAAAATAAAACTACTACTTCCATAGATGCCAATTTCACTACCAGCCGAACCTAACCAAAAATGACTTTGTGAACTGGGTGAAATTTGAGCAACAAAGTCGTAAAAAATAGTCCCCTCCGTCTGCCCAATCAGCGAACTAATGCCCGTCTTGTATGCCGCATCTGCTACCCTTGTAACCGCAGCCGAAGTTGTGGGGATATAGGATGTGGGATAAGATGACTCTTCCAATTGTACGCCCCAAATGTATGCCGTATATGAGCCAACGCCTGAATAAATTACTGTATTAGATAATTCACAAACGCCAAAAAACGGGTAAATTCCAGTATTTGCAGCCGTTCTTGTTACGATAATCCTATACCATCCGTCATTATACGCAACTGCTAAAGATGTTATTCCTGAGGTTGTTGAAGTAAAAACGCCAGTATTAGGGTTAAAAATAGCCACATAACTTGTTGGAGAATCATAAATTCCAATGAAAACATAAGGTGCTGACCCTGCTTTTACAAAAATGCTATTGGTGTATGATTGACCAACAGTAGACGCAACCAATCTATCAAAAAAATTGTTATTGTTTGTAAATGTTGTATCGGTATAAGTATCGGCATTTTGTGTACCATCTGGCGAAATTGCAGTATTAGCCGTAATTGTTGACCTTGTTTTGCTCCACGCCGCATTATCAAACTCCTCCGAATAAGTCAACAAATTCGTCCTCTGCGGTTCAAGCAACAAACTCGGACACCCTCCCTCATAAGTCAAACGGGGAACATTTTGGCGGTCTGTGGTGGGGAAGTAGGGTTTGGCGGTGCTGCCAATGTTTAGTTGTGCGCCCCAGATATATAAGTTGATTGTTGAACCATCACCAGCAAAAATTCTAATGTTATCCCCAGCAAGTGTATATATGCGATGAGCGTTTGTTGCGGTACTTGTTGCGGTGTAAACGATAGCACAACGATACCATCCATTGCCAACACTTTCAATGCTACCAACTGCTGAACTTTGAGTGCCAACTACTCCATTTTCCAAGTCAAAATCAGCGTATCCAATTGCTGTATTCCAAAGCCTTACCCAATTTTTATTTCCTTTTTTTAGATATGCCGAAAAGGTATAAACAGTTGCATTTGTAACCGTAATATTTTGGCCGATAAAATGGTCGTCATTTGTCGTGTTGGCAATGATGCTATATGCATTGTTCAACCCGTTTGGCGAAATATCGTTTGCCCCAAAACTTGCTCTGGTCAAACTCCAAGCCGCATTGTCAAACTGCTCCGAATATGTCACAAAATTCCAAGGCACATTCTCAACAAGCCCCTGAGAATTTACCCTCGTTCCGTCACTTGCACGGGTGAAAGTCAAATCGCCCGAACCATCGGTGGGTTTGACGCTATAAACAACATCCTCTTTGTATCCGCTTGGGACTACGACCAAGGAAGCCTGACTCAATAAACTCATAAACTATTCATTCTATAAATGGCACAAGAGAAAGCCTCAATGAAGCCTCCATCAGCATCTACTCTATCTCGGTAAGTATAAAACAAAGAGAAAGCCAAACCTCCCTTCATTTCAGGTTTTGCACCAATATAAACACCAATCATACTGAATAGGCGATGACTGAGCCGCTTGACAAAGTAATGGACTTGATGACTACTCCTTCTGCAACGGAGATGAAAGCACCGGATCTCAAAGTCACCCCAGATAGTCCCAAGGTGGTCATCAAAGAATTGTTGTCACCATCCAAACAAGCAGACACCACAGCGTCATCGTTTACAATGAAAGCTTGGAAGCGACCGGTATTTGCACTCGTTCCAGACAATACTTTTGAGCCGGTGAAACCAGCCATAAATTCGGTTGAATTGCTCATATTTCGTAGATTTTTTCTATTAGCGTAGGTTGATATTCCGTTGGGTTAGAAGTGGCTGCATAGACCTTCAAAAGACCTTGTTCCACCAATTCATTTGCCAATGATGGGTTTGTGTTGCTTGGAGAAGTTTGAGCGTAAACTCGGTACATTATTTCTCCCTCATCCAATGTGAAACTTGTTCCTTCCGTTACCGAGAATTTGTTGTATCGGTCAGTATAAGCAGAAGTATCGGTCAAGATTGCGTTTGTCGTTTTATTAGTCAAACGATGGGTAAAAGAGAAAAGGAAATAAGCAGGAGAAATGGTCACTTTCTCCGTGAGGGTCAAGAACCAATTCTTCGTTTCCAACTTTTCCAAAGTAAGCATCACTTACAAATAGCAAAACTAAAAAAGTGGCAAAAAGAAAGGGGAAGCCGAAGCCTCCCCAATCCACACACATATGAAAACCAGAATCAGATGCCCAATGAAGTGGCAACCGAACCTTGTACTTTGTAGGGAGGTTGTCCCTCAATGGCAGACAAAGTCACCTCATAGCCGACAGAATCGCCCATTGCAGTTCCCGTGTTTGCAACCATTGAAGTTACATCCGCTCCGTACTCATAACCTGCCAACCAGTATTCATCATTATTGTCTTTGACAATGCAGAAAACACGACCAGCAGCCAAGAGTTTCAATTCATTGCGCTTGGCAGTTGAAAGCCTACGCAACTTGAAGGCAACATCAGCCTGATTGAAAGAAGTTCCATTCTCGGTGCTTACATTGGTAGTGATCACCATTGAACCAGTTCCCTTGGGAAGTTCGTAGGTAAATACATCACCAGTAGCAATAGTGGTAGCAGTAACTTCGCCACCACCAATAGAGAATCCAGAAGCAGCCCAATCAATCAAGTGGATAGATTTGATGCCTCCGACAGCGTCTTTACAATCTAAGGTAAAGCCTTGGGTTAATGAACAAGCCATAATCTATCCTCCTATGAATTAAGCCAAAGTGAACTGAACCAACTGGTCAGGGAAAGCAACCTGAACACCATACTTGCAAGTCATACGGAAGCGAACTTCATCGTTGTCTTGAGAGTACCAGTATTTCAACTCTTCCTCTTCATTAGCCAAGTCAGTACCAACAAAGAAGTTGCTCAAACGACCAGCGAACATACGATTGGTAGCGTTCAAACCACCAACGGCAACAACCTTCACATTAGTTCCGGGGTAAACCATCTCCATTTCAGTAGAGGCATCAGGAACATAGTGGAACAAGTTAGCGTTCTTCAAGTTGGTCAACATCTTCTTGTAGTTGTCAATACCTACCCAGCAAACCAAGTCATCAGCAGTAGCGATGTCAGCAGGAATAGCAGCGTAGATAGCATCCAAGATGTCATCAATGTTTGAAGTAGTTACAGCAGTAACTGCTCCGGTGTTACCAGAAATTGTAGAAGCAGAAGCAGCGTCAATGATTTTGACAAAGCCATCAAACTTGTTGGTGTTGGGGTTGGTGTTAGAAGTAGCGGTGTCACCTTGCCACATAGCAACTTCCAATTGCTTGGCAATTACAGAAGCCTTGCTCTCGCTGATTTGCTGTTCAAAAGGAACGGCAGTAGGAGAACCAGCAGCGATTTGGGTTTGCATCCACTTAGCCTCCAAAGTCTTGGGACACAAGGTCTCTTCAACTTTGATCTTGCCTACGGTGATGGTACGCTGAGAGAAAGTGGTGTTTCCAGAAGCGGTGTAACCGCAACCATCGGCTTGGAAATACACATCAGAAGACAAGATGTTCAAAGCCTCTGCGCTCTTAACACCTACTTGAACTTGACCTGCTGCTTGAAGCATAGAAGCGGTCTTAGAACCGAACAAACTTTTGATGAGGATGTCGGTGTTTTGCTCGTTGACATAGTTAGTCAACCCTGTAACATTGAATGCCATAGTTGTATTTATTTTTTAAGTGATTGTGCAATTTTTACGATGTTAGCCATTTGAGCCTCTTTCTTGCTCATTTTGACTTCTTCTTTTTTTACGGGTTCAGCAGAAGGCAGTTCAGCGATAGCCTCTACCAAGTCAACAGCCTTCATAACGGCTTCGGATTGAGCGGAGAACTTCTCACCATACTTTTCTACTTTGGAGTTCAAATCAGCGATGGCTGCTTTGAGTTCAGCAACTGCGATTTCAAAGGCTTCCATTGTGGCAAATTCTTTTGCTTCAATTTCAACCTCAACCTCAGCAGCAGGTTCTACGATCTCAGTCACCAAACCACCTTCGGTAGTGACCAACATTCCACCTTCAACTTCGTGGGTAGCATCGGGAGCAGGAACAAGACCTTCGTTTGTAACAACAAAGATGGCAACACCTACTGCCAATTCACCTTCCCATTGGATTTCTGTGCCGTCAACGAGCATAGCGGATGCCATCTCAATCTCGGCTTTCGGTTCTTCGCTGAATCCCAGCAAAGTCCGAATCTCTTGAATTACTTCTTTTGAGTTCATACTATTATAAATTAGTTTTATTTGTTTTTTGGCTTAGTTTTTTCCATCCCACTTGGATGCAATGTCCTTGAGTTTGCGGAA